TGGCAATGTACAATGAGAGTTTACAGCGTGTCAAGGCGGTCACAAAGAATCTAGCAATCAGAGCCATATTATCTGATTCTGTTGATGACTACGAAAGTCGCTTGCGCACCGCCTTGGTCAATATCCGGCCATTCAATCCGTTGATAGCCTCGGATATATTTGGGTGGTCAGTTGCTGGGGTCAAGAGGATGATCGGGAAAATGTTCACAGCAACGCGCACTATCCAAGAGCTTACACGTAGGCGCGATGGTCCGGATGCGGTTGGAACCATCCTGGATGTTGGGGCTTCTGAAGTGGTGCTAGTGTTAGGTAGACTCAGTAAGCTGCGGAGGTGTGAGGCAACGGTTATGTCCATTTATGCTGACATCACAGAAATGCGCCAGGCCTGGGAGGCAGAATGGGATAATACTGTCGTTGGGGTGACAGCATATACTCCATTCGAAGGTTGTATCAGCTGCACCAGCTACCCGGACACATATCCAGGTGTGAAAGGACTATCAGTGGGACCAAATGGTCCAGGTGTTGTCCACCGGAGAGGGAAATTTGACCCGTACCTTGGTCTACGAACCAAAGAGAAAAGGTCAGAACATGGATATAAGATAGTCACCTCCACTGCACCTACCCGGGCCATCAAGAGACTAGCCGATGTACTGGTACAGCCTGGACTGGATGTGACCACAAAGTATCTTATCTCAGAGGTGGCAAAATCGCGCGCGAATATTGATCTCCTCAAGACATAACCATACCTGGTAAAAGTGTACGGAGTAACTGTAGCACACAGATACAACACACGACTCGGTGTACGACAAGCCCATGGATTAGGATCACTAGCTGCTGCCAGCCAATGCTGTCTTTCTACGAACCAAGCGATACCACTGATCGGCGGGGAGGATGACTATCCCCGGATGGTTCAAGAGGATATGGTCTGTGTAGTCGCTTGCTGCCAACTAGAGACACAAGTAACCGACCTACCTGTGTTCGTCACAATACGGTATGATAATGTGCCAATGTTGCGTGTGTCTGATATGACAATGTACTCTCCACTGGATCTGATCCCGAAGCCATCTAGGATTCAGCGGTCGTCCTTGGCTTATCAGGATTCCGTTGATCTTGAAGTTCTGGCAGCAACCGTTGAGACATCG